CAGCGGTTAATGTGCAGGATGGTGGAAATTCTCTAACCATTGACGGTACTGTTACAACAGCACCACCAGCCAATGCTTCGACCAATGTTGCTCAAATAGCTGGAACGGCACCGGACACGAATAGTGGAGTGAAATCTGCTGGGACGTTGAGAGTCGTCTTAGCAACAGACCAACCTGCATTGACCAATAAGCTGCTGGTTACTCCAGACTCCGTAGCCTTACCAGCTAATCAATCTGTCAATGTAGCTCAATTGGCTGCTACGACAACAGACACAAACTCAGGAGTTAAGTCGGCTGGTACGCTTAGAGTAGTAATTGCCACCGATCAACCAGCCCTAACAAATAAACTTCTCGTCACACCAGATTCTGTAGCGTTACCTGCGAATCAAAGCGTCAATACTGCACAATTTGGTGGGACAAATGTTTCGACAGGTGTTGGGGCTGGTGGAGCGGGTATACCACGAGTAACACTTTCAAATGATTCGGTTGTAGCAGAAATCCGCGCAGCAACATTACACGTTACAGGAACTGCTGCTGTTAATACTGCATTGACGATTACGCTTCCCGCTGCTGGAGCAGGACTCTTTCATTACATCACATCTATTCAATGGACGAAGCTTTATAGTATTATCGGTGTCGCAGCGGGAGCGGGTATCATTATTACCAGCACTAACCTACCCGGCAATCCAGCATGGACAACCGAACAAAACGCTTCACCTGCTGGAACAGTCGTGACTGTCATTAATTATGAGCCAACCACACCACTCAAGTCGAGCGTTGCGAATACGGCAACTACCATTGTCGCTCCACTAGAACTTCAGACGATTTGGCGTGGTAATGTTAGTTATTTTACAGGAGCTTAATTGATTTTACTACTTTGGGGTAAATTCATTCTACCAGCTCCACCAAATCTACCGGGTCCAGTATTAGCTTATCAAACTCGAACGCATCATGATATGATAAGACTTAATAGCTTTCCGCAGGATACTATAGGAAAATCAAATGTCTAATTGGATTCAAGGGGCTATAAAAAAGCCCGGCGCGTTTACCGCTCAGGCTAAGAAGGCAGGAAAGTCAGTAGGAGAATATGCTCAAGAAGAAAAATCTGCTAGTGGAACTACTGGCAAACGTGCTCGTTTGGCTATTACTCTACGCAAGCTCGCTAAGAGCAGAAAGAAGGATTAATGCCAGCCATTAGTGGTCCACAATATCGCGCTATGCAAGCCGCCGCACACGGCCATTCGACACTCGGGATTCCGCAGAAGGTCGGTCAAGAATTTGCTGACGCAACGCCACCCGCGAAGCGTTCTGAATTTGCGAAATCCGCAAAGCACCTTGCCAAGAAGCGGAAAAAGCGTTAACGATTTCTAACTTGTCGTATTTGACAATTAGCACATTGAGTAGCAATGCCAATGTCTTTAGGCCAATTTTTTCGTCTTAAATCTAAGATAACATTTACGCCAGCATTGCGTCCAAGACCAACTGCTTTTCGATGCGCTGCACCATCTCCGTTCAAATGTCCAATAGTTAACGCAGTTATATCAGACTCTCCGCAAGCACATTTAGTTCCATAGGCAGCTAAAAATTCTAACCAGAGTTTTTTATTATACTCTCGTTTACGCCGTTTATCTTCTTCAGGATGATTCTTGCGCCATTTCGAGCTTGCGGCTCGTCTGTATGCTTTCAGCTCGTCTGGTGTTTTCAACTTGCATTCTCCGTAAATTACTTAACCAACTAGCGGAAGGGTAAAAAGTAACACTGTCATACGATCCCTTCTCAACCCACTGGCAATATCGTCTTAAATCCGCTTTAGACACTTCCCCCGTATCCCATGCATCTAGCGCAGGACGGTAGTCCGGGTCAGAGTATAGCCTCCGACTCGTCTCAGCTCCAAATAGAACCGTTGTAGGGCATTGTGGTGGCTCAGGACCGACGTTTGGATCGAGTTCGGGACTTGATAGATTGTCTACGCGGGCGCGTAGCTTTCGGGCTCTTTCTGGAGTCCCGATCAGTGCTAACCATATCGCTATGACGTTCAAAGTAAAGCTCTTTGTTTTTGAGGATTATGACAGGACCAGTCTTTGTCTCAACTAGTGGGTCTTCTGTTACAGGGCAAGCTTCGACAGGACCGTAGCCCTTAATCGTTTCAAAGTGCTTGTCAAACTTCTCTCCCTTGATATACAATTCCGAAGTCAAGCTATCACACCAACGACATTCGCTGACTTCAATCTCTTTGCGGCCATTGTGAACTGATGAAACGACTTTAAACCAATGGTTACAAACTGGTTTAAATCTATCCCACCACTTGTTGACTTTAGACCACAGACGGTATTTTGTATTATACAACATAATTTTCCCCCTTTAAACACTAATGGGCCAGACGAGCGAGGAAGGATAAACGTTTCAGTATCGGGAGGAGGACGATACTGGGGGAGATTTGCTCGTGGCCCATTAGGTGCTAAGGTCGAAGACCTAGCGATGTGCAATTTAACACTTTTCTCCTCCAAAGTCAAGTGTTTAGGTTAATAACCCACAAATCCATAAAACAGTTAAACTTACAATCAACACATACAATACAAATAACCTTGGCAGTTTATCAGTCACCGTTGCCATTTGACGGTTTTGGACCGTTTCCATTCTTAGTCCGATAGTATGCATCAACACCCTTGTCTAATGTTCTAAGACCCATATAGCCGCCTACGCATAGTCTAAACGTAGACCATAGCTGAACTGGCACTCCGTCCATATTGATCTGGGGCAAGTGGAATATACTGACTACGGGTCCTGCATAGAGAATCACGATAAACAATCCCATTGAGACCAATGGTCTCCAAGCCTTTTGAATCCATAACGACCCTTGCTCCTCTGCTAGAATTGAAGACTTAGCAGCATCTAGAGCAGCAGCTTCTAATGTTGCCTGTTGCGCTGCTACCTGAGTAGCAAATGCCGCACGGTCCTTAGGATCAGTGACAAATTTACCAATAATATCATTAGCCAAGCTTGCTAAGGCTTTGACAGGGTTTAGAATATCGAGAATATTAGCCATTAACAAGCACTCCAATTAATCCTGCGACTAATGATGGAATTATCCAATCACCTAAATGATCTTGATAATCCGGCGTTACTCCGTTCATCTTTTCATGAGCTAACTGTTCAAGCTCACGTAGTAAGAAAAAGGTTGATGTGGCATTTAGTCCAAAGACTAGTGCAATGGGAATTGCACCTAGACCATGAATTACCCAACTATGCCAAGTCTTCGTGTCAGACCATTTATTAATTGCAATTAAGAGTTTAATCATTATTCCGCTCTTACTAAGAATCTATTCTTACGTCCATCTCCAAGGAAGAATCCGATATGTGCGTGCTTGTCAGTAGATGACCAGACGATTTCAAGCTCCACTCCTGACTTTGTACCACGAGCAACCCAATTTGCAACATTAACAACGGCATTGACAAAGAGCCATAATGTTTCTTCATCAAAGTCTGCTATATGCAAATCAAATGCCTGACCGACATAATGAAGACTTTTACCCGGCCCACTAGTTCCCGTTGGCAAGTCCATTGGCAATCTCGCATCGTCTGTAATCTTCAACGGTCTATTGAACTGTTCTCGAACTTCATCAAGCAATTCAGCAGCCGTTGGATTTACCAATTCAGGATGCTTAAATTCGCTAAGTTTAAAATGTCTCAAATCATGGTCTAACATTTACGCTGTCATCTGTTCTGTCATGCCCCAAAGCTCGACACGACCGATGATACCAGCACCTAATGCTGGTAATGTAATATCACAATCGTTTCCAGTAGTGAAAACCATTGGATGGCGGAATTCATAAATTATTGGAGCGAAGGCCGCAGCAGGAATCTGCATTCGAATTCTCAACGTTGCTCCAGCATTCTCTCTAACCTGCGCTTCTACTGTTGCAGCAGGAAGACCACTGGCAGAGATTGAGAATCCAAAAGCAATATGTCTCGCTCCAACGACAGCAGCTTTAGTCGCAGTCGCAGCACCATTCGTTGCTGATGCAGTTACACGCCAGTCTTCTGGCAAAGTTAACAACCGTTCTACGCTAGGCATTCTAATTTCTCCTTAAAGACTACATAAAACTACACAGGGTCCGTTATGCCCCAAAGTTCAACCCGGCAAACAACACCTACACCTAAGTCTCCAACATTGATGTTACAACTCGCATTGACATCACAGACAATTGGATGTTTAAGATCATAAATAATTGGACTAAATGAAACTGCTGGAAGCTGAAATTCACGCCGTGTCGTTACGCCATCAACGATTTTAACTGTTTGAGCTATTGTTGGATCAGCACTAACGGATACGATAAAACCTAGAATGATATTTCGTGCACTCGCTACGGCATTACGAGTAGCTTGAACAGCAGCATGAGTGTTTATTGATGTGGCACGCCATGTTGTTTGCTGATTTCTCGAATCTTCAAGTCCTGTCAATAACTGTTCAACACTTGCCATGTCGTCTCCTAATACTGCGTTCTTGTATACGTTTGTAACGCTTTACCTGCACCTGTTGGTGGATGTCCCGTCTTTCGAACTGTGAACACGTTGAAGAATGGTGCGGTTGCAACTGGTACTGTTTCATTACCAACACCCCATGCTGAGCCTGACTGAGTCGGATCAGCAACTTGAGTTGTTGGGAAATAAACTGTTGCTCCAGTGTACGTCGTTACTGGACTTCCTGCTGCTGGAGCATCGAAGACCGTAATAGCCGCTCCAAAGTCATCTCGAACATCATGAACATCGAACGTATCTCCTGATGTTAAGATCGTGCTTAGATCGACTGCGATTCGTGCAGTAGATTCCCAATTATAATACGCAACGAGACCACGGTTATCTTCATACCGTTTCGTTGGAATAACTGCAACTTGTGTTACGGTTGGTGTTACTGGGTTAGTATCAGTCGAGAATCCGGTATCAGACTTCCATTGAGCAAATGATCCAAACGTGTGCGCTGGCGTTTTGCATAGCGTATACGTTCCGAGCCACTTCGTATTACCCCAATTGTACCCAGAGTACGTTGAATCGGTGATCCAAACTTCATAATTATTTCCAGCTACGCCAGTATTAGGCTTAAACGTATTCCGCTGGAATTCTAGTGCACCACCGGCACCCAAAATGCTATGAATGTATACACAGCCAAATCCAGAATTCTGTCCACCACCAATCATATAATTATCATCAACAACATTCGCTGCACCGATTCTTGATGTACCACCTTGACCAATTTCGATCATGCGGTCGCCAAGGTTACCCGGTTGATAGCCCCAGTTGTTTAGAACATTCATATGATTCATGGTGTCACTAGCACCACCAAATTCTAGCAACACCGCATCGACACCACCAAGTGATGCGATGTTGTTTAGTGCTCCTGCATTGAATAGAATGTTGTTCTTGTAATCAATATACTCAATGAAATCATGAGCGTCTGCAACAGAATACAACTGAGTACCAAAGCCTTCCATATTAAAGCAGACATTGCCTTCAATCGTAAAGACCTTTGTTCCCTGATGGTGAACATATAATCCATGTGCTCCGGGCGATTGAGCATAGCCGTTGTTAAATGACAAACAACCATAGATTTCAGAACGTCCAGTATGCGTGTCAGAAAAGACTCCATTACCACCACCTTCACGTAGTGTGCAATGGATAACCTTATTACCATCCGTATTCGCGCCAATGCTAGGAGTTGATTGAAGCCAAACGCAAGATGGACCACCAACATATGCTGTACGCTGAGACAATACGCATCTGAAATCTAGTCCCCAAATCCAAACGAACGATCCAGAGACCGCAGTATTATCCACACCCGTTGGCGGGTTGCCTGTATTAGTTTCTTCAACAATAACATGCTCACCTTGATAGTTTCGAATAATGACCTTTTGGTCAGCATTATCCACTCCGCTTCCAACTGCACCACTAACGCTAATGGTAAAGTTAGAATTAGTCTTCTGATACGTTCCACCACGCATCCAGATATTATCACCCGGCTGAATAGCGCCAGAATGACCTGACCATGCAGAAGTAATATCCCACGGAGAGCCAATTGCTCCAGTGTTACCAATCAACCCTGTTGTTGCAACAAACCAATCGGTCATCTAGACTCCATTAAGCTTTCTGCCAATCACTATCACCTTGCATCCATGCCTTCATCTGTGAACGAGATTTAAAGGTTGGCATAGAATCTCCAGCCCCCGGAGTAGCACCACCGCCACTTGGCGGAGCTTTCTTAGTCTTATCCCGTGCTGCTTGAGTCTGCTTATTGCTATTCTCAGCAATACGAGATTGCAATGCTTCAACTGTTTTCTTTAATTCTGCAACTTCATTGCCATTTGAAACTTGTGGACCATTTGATGCAGAATACCCATGTTCTTCAAATGCATTCGGTACGTCATACTTCAAAATCGAGTCGATCTTAGCCTGAGTCAAGAATTGTGGTGGTTCCTGACGAAGAAAGAATTCAACCGCTCCAGCGACTTCTTTAGGATCAGCGCCATATCGCTTAGCGATGTCTGCTACTGCTGGATTAATCGTCTCACGAATAAACCTATCACCAGCTTCTCGTTCATTCCGTTCTGCATTGACTTGGTCAATCTTGACATAGCCCGGAATCTCTTGAGGCATCTTCGTCGTTTCAGTCACTAGCGCCTGAGCAATTCGCTTCATAGGCTCAATATTGCCCATTGCCAATGCTGTCAACGCTGCATCCCAAACCTTGCGCTCATTAGCATACTGCTCTAATTGTGCCTTTTGTTGCGTGACTTCTTTAGCAATAGAATTCCGTTCTTCAACCGTAGTATTATACTTCTGCTCATTCCAATGTCCCATCGACGCATTGCGAATGGCTTCGGCTAAAGTTTTACGTTGTTCTTTGCCAAGAGCTTGATACCCAAGTTGAAGCTTACCTTCGAAAAGATCACGAACCGAAATCTTTTCTAATGCATCAATTTTATTCCCCTCTTTATCATATACAGGGAACGGTAACTTAAAACTTTCCTGTTGCCCTTCAGCACCAGCACCACTTTTTTCAGCAGCAACGGCTTTATCCCATTCAGCTTTAATCTGTTCATCACTCAAGCCCTCAGCGCCGGGAAGCTTTCTCAAATCTTCCACTGTCAATTCTTCAGCCTTAGCTGCTAGAGTATCAATGACACTTTCTTCACCAGCGCCAGACGCAGCTTCGTCTAGTGTCGAATCTATCAGTTCCTGACGACTTTGAGTCTTTCCCGCTGGATGCTCGGGTAGATTAATTTCTGGTTCCTGCTGCCCTTCTGAACCTTCTTCTCGTTCTAGCTCCTCAGTATCAATCATGTAATCTCCTCAATTACGTTTGTTGATTTGCAACAGTTTGCTCTGCATTAGTTAATTGTGGCTTTGGCAATGCACTTGCTGCTGTAATACCTGTACCAGAAGATTCTGGCGCTGGACTCGTTGCGGGACCCGTCGTCTGTCCCGGTTTAGACTCTACAGGAGTTCCCGTTGGACTACCACCAGCAGGAGCCCCACCAATCGGCATTCCACCTTCCTGCATTAACATCATCTGAAGCTTATCCGCCGGAATTCCCATGACTTCTGGTGGAATTGGAATCGTTCCAGTTGGATCATTCATAGAACGTTCCAATTGGTCATAAACTCCCCAACGCTCCATAGCCAACTGTCTCATAGCCCAAGGCTTACGTTCGTCAAGAATGATTTCCATCAATGCTGGCTTGTGAACCGTGCGATAGAATCCGGGCATTTGACTTGCAATTCCCGTCGCACCTTGCTGAGGCTGTGGAGTCTGCATATCGCAGTCTTGCCATAGCACTGCAAACGATGGCATTTGATACCGAACTCCCGATTCCATCTGTGACAATTCTTCCCACTGGTCTTCAATTAGCGTGTTAATCCATTGCGCTCGTTGCCATTGATCCGTATCTCCCATTTGAATATCCCGCACGTCAGCATAGACGGAACGTTTCTGATATGTGGGAGACTAATTCTACCCTTGTCCAATTGATCTTCTAGCAATTGCTGTCTTAATGCACGTGGCATTGGCATTAGCGTTTCAGGATCGACATAGACCATTGGACGATCCCCTAGCTTTTCGCTGCTTATACGCTTAGCCAAATCTCCCCGTCCACCAACTGCTGGAATAAGCCGAGGTTCATCGAACAGCCATTGAGCATAACGGACAACGATATGTGACCATTCGGTAGCACCTTCGGCTCCAGCCCTGACACCGGGACCGAAAGTACGCTCAAATAACTGCTGTGCTGCGAGTACCGCACGACCTGACACATCTTGGGCGCTGCCGGACTGAGACATTTGACCACGGGCAATATCACTCCATCCTGTTTTATCTTCGAGTTTTTTAATCATCCAATCCAGCAAGCGCCATGCGTCAGGATTGGCATTTGGCGTAGGAGCTAGCTCAGGCTTCATGCCTTTGTATTCTACGACACTACCAACGATATTAGAATACGTCTCCTCTAGCAAAGTTCCAGAAGATGCTAGGAGTCTACCACCAGCAAAATATCTCGCGTGTTTTAACAATGCTCCAAGTAATGCATTTATCGCCGTCTGATCCCCAATCCAATCTGACATGACCGGACGAGGGAAGATGTCTGTATCAGCACTACCATCAGAGAATCTAGCGAGAGGAATAATCCCTCCCGGCAATTCGTCACCATTTTCGACTATAACATTACCGACTAGACGTTTCCAAATTCCCTTTTCCAGTCCCGGCTCATTATCAT